ATCGCGATGCCACAGACGAGCGCCCGACCTTGGTGTCGGAGCTCGACGGGCAAGTCATCCGGGTGTTTTCCGGCAAGATCGGCTGCGCGGTCGAGGCCGCCAAGCAGGTCTGTGCTTTGCTCCAGCCACAGACAGCAAGAGAGGCCGCTTGATAACCATTGCCACCTATCTGTGGCGGGACCATAGCCGCGACCATAGAGGCTACACATTCGACCATGACCACGTCCGCATTCTCCAAGCTATGGTTCGGCGCAACCTTAATCAGGCTCATCGTTTCGTGTGTGTTACGGATGATCATATCCAGGGTGTGGAGACGGTGCCGCTCGATTGGCGGAAGCACATTCCGGGCACGGTCTTCGCGCGATTGATGCAGCACAACGAGGACTGGTGCCGCGCCAATCTTGGCGACAGGGTCTTGTCTCTTGACATCGACCTGGTGGTGACGCGGCCCATTGATCATATCGTATGCCGCACGGAAGATTTCGTGATCTGGCGCAACCCGAATTTCCCCAAGCCGGGGCGGGCCTTCTATCAGTCGAGCGTACAACTGTTCTCAGCCGGGGCGCGGCCGCAACTCTGGTCTGAGTTCGATCCGCAAGAAACCCCTAAATGGGTAAACTGGCGCTTCGGCGGCAAGGAGCAGGCGTGGATCTCGGAGCGGCTCGATTGGGATGAAGCGTATTTTTCAGACGCTGACGGAATATATGGTGCTGGGCGGCTTGGCGGCGCTGGTATTGGCTCTGTTCTGCCTGGGAATGCTTGCATCGTTTCTTTCCCCGGTGCGCGAGCGCCCTGGCAAGCCGAGGTGCAAGACAAGCATCCGTGGCTCAAGCAGCATTACAACCAATGAGGAATGAATGACGTTCTCGCACATGCACTACATTGAGACCGAAGACAAAGGCGGGGCTGGCAAATACCACGGGGCTGCCGCCACCGGCTATGACGAAAAGCGGGGGCAGTCGGACAAGTGGCTGAAGGAGCAGGCAATCATCGAGGGAATGCTCGATGACATTCAGCCCGGCAGTTGGGTGCTGGACGTGCCGTGCGGCACTGGGCGGTTTTTCAAGTTCTACCACGACAAGGGCTTTATCGTGCGCGGGATCGACGTCTCGGCTGACATGCTGGTGCAGGCGGCGCAGAAAGTGATCGACCCGATGAAGGTGCGCCTCGGCCAGGCCGACGCGCGCGCCCTCCCGGTCCAGGACAAATGCGTCGATGCGAGCGTGATGGTGCGGCTGACCAGGTGGCTATCGCCGGAAGACTGTCAGATCGCCTTCAAGGAATTGCAGCGGGTGAGCCGCGACCGCATCGTCATCACGGCGCGGGTGGCCAATCATGCCCATGCGCGCCCGGTGGAATTGTTCACCGATGCGCTTGAGCCCGGTTGGTCGCTGGCCAAGAACGAAGAGGGCTATGCGCCCGAATATCGCATCTTGATGTTCAAGCATAATGCAGTGGCTTGATGTCTGCGGCCCGCCAGGATCGGGCAAGTCCACACTGTGCGATGCGTTATGGGGGCCGCACCAACTACCGATCGAGAACCGGCTGCCGCCAGCGAGATGGCACGACTTCATCAACGAGGCAACACGGCTATTCCATTTGATCAGCGGCCACTGGTCATTCGATGCCGCAATTCGCATGAACAACCGCTCGTTTCGGAAAGTTTCTACGGTGGCCCGCGCGGATCTGCCCGGACCATACATCCAAACCTGTTTGGCGCAGCGCGGCCTCGGCTTTGGCTGGCGCTTGAACGATATGGGTTTAGACCTGAACGAACTGCGTCACTTTTTTCGCTTGATGCCGGTCTCGATCGGCGTGGCCATTACCAGATGCCCGCAAGAGGTGGTCATCGAGCGCAACCATTTGCGCGAGACGGTGAAGGCAACGGCGCACGAAAACCGGCATTTCATGGTGCCGCTGATGCTGCCGGCGATCGACATCGCCAAGGAGGTTCTGCTTGGGCGAGGCGTTCCAATTATCGAGATCGACACCGCAGGTTCGCCCGATGCCGGTAGAGAGCGACTTGTCGGTTTTGCCGCCCAAGCGCCTTTTGACGCCTCGCAGGATCGATCTGGCTGTGAAGTGGAGGTTCTTTCGCCACCTCCTTGGTGGCACTGACAAGGACGCCGAGCAGGTCTATCGCTGGCATGTCGACCAGCGCATCGGACCACGCATGCAACTCGGGCTTTCCACTGACCAGTGGAAGCGCACCACCGACGACTATGTGGCTGCGGCAAGAGAGTTGTTCGCATCGATGCAGGCGCGCGGGTTTCTGCCTGAAGGCGCCATTCCGGTCGATCCGAACGGGGAGCTATTGGGGGGAGCGCATCGCTTGGCTTGCGCCGTCGCCTTGCGCCTGCCCTTTGTGAGCATGGTTCGGCTGCCGCGCATGGTATGGGCGCCGCCGTGGCACCGGGACTGGTTCATCGAGCACGGCATGTCGGCCAAGGATCTGCTCAAGCTCGATGACGATTGGGAGTTGATGGCTTGGTAAGTACGGCAACGCTTGACGACCTAGCCGCGATCGAGCGGCTGATCGGCGGGCTGACAGATGAAGGCCGTCAGAAACTGATGAACCTGCCGGGCGTCAAGGAGCGCGTGGGCAAGTGGAAACCGAACCCAGGCCCGCAAACCGAGGCTTATCACTCCAAGGCCGACGAACTGTTCTATGGTGGCCAGGCCGGCGGCGGGAAGAGCGACCTTCTGGTTGGTTTGTCCTTGGTGGAGCATCAGAAATCGCTGGTGCTGCGCCGGACCAACAAGGAAGCGACCAAGATGGTCGAGCGCTTCACTGAGATACTCGGCAGCCGCGACGGCTGGAACGGACAGGATCATATCTGGCGTCTCGGGGATGACCGGGTCATCGATATCTCAGGCTGCCAGCATGAAGATGACAAGCAGAAATTCAAGGGCACGCCTCACGATCTGATTTGTTTCGATGAGGTCTCCGACTTCACCGAGACGCAGTATCGCTTCATCATCGGCTGGAACCGCTCTGCGGACAAGGCGCAGCGCTGCCGGGTGGTGGTGGCGGGCAACCCGCCGACCACGCCCGAAGGCTTATGGGTGTTGAAATACTGGGCCCCGTGGCTCGATCCGGCGCATCCCAACCCGGCCAAGAACGGCGAGCTCAGATGGTTCACCACGATCGACGGCGAGGATGCCGAGGTCGATGGGCCTGGGCCGCATTTGATCAATGGCGAGTTGATCGCCGCGCGCTCGCGGACGTTCATCCGCGCCAAGTTGTCTGACAACCCTGACCTGTCGGAGACCAATTACGATTCGGTGCTGGCCAGTTTGCCGCCGGAGTTGCGCTCCGCCTATCGCGAGGGGCGCTTCGACATGGCGATGAAGGATGATCAGTTTCAGGTCATCCCCACCTCTTGGATCATGGCGGCGCAGGAACGCTGGAAGCCGGAAGGGTTTCAGGGCTGCCTAATGACGGCGATGGCTTTCGATCCCGCCGGCGGCGGACATGATGCCGAGGAGTTGATCTGGCGTCACGGGGGATGGTTTGCCGAGCCGGTCACGGCCAAGGGGGTGATGACCTCTGACGGCTCGCGTGCAGCAGGGGTGATCGTGCAGCATCGTCGCCAAGACGCACCGGTGGTGATCGACATCGGCGGCGGTTATGGCGGCGCGGTGGTGCAGCGTCTCGGCGACAACGGCATCAAGCATTACGCCTTCAACGGCGCCAACGCCTCGATGGCGAAGACCAGGGACGGGAAGCTCGCCTTCATCAACAAGCGGGCCGAGGCTTGGTGGCGCTTCCGCGAGGAATTGAACCAAGACCAGGAGGGTGGCTCGGTGATTGCCCTGCCGCCTTCTGCCGAGATCAGGGCTGACCTGGCCGCACCACGTTGGGAGTTGACCACGCGCGGCATCAAGATCGAGTCGAAAGAGGAAATTCGCAAGCGCATCGGTCGCTCACCCGGCAAGGGTGACGTGATCGTCATGTGTTTGTGCGAGGGGCAGGCGGTTCTGACCAGAGAGTTGTTCCAGGCTACACGTTCGGCGCGGAAGCCGAAGGTGGAACTCGGCTATGCAAAAAGCAAAAGGAGACATTAGAGATGAGTGACCCATTCGGCATGAAGAAGGGCGCCAAGCGCGCCAGAAAACTATCCAAGAAGAAGGCCGCGCAGGACAAGAAACAATTCCAGAAGGCCGAGGCAGAGGCTTCGAAGCAATTCAAGGCGACGGCACAGCAGAGCGACAAGCAGCTCGCCACCTACACAGCCGCCGCCGAAAAGCAAACCAAAGTCCTGCAAGAGCAAGGCCGTGCCTCGGTCAGCAGCCTGGATGCGCAGACCGAGACCCTTCGTGGGCAGCTCGAGCAATCCCGCAAGGACAGCGAGAACTCGCTATCGACCCTGCAAGCGGAACTGTCGAAGTCGAAGAAGCCGCGGCGCCTGCCGCTTGATCAGGACAAGTCAATTCTGTCGCGGACGCGTCAGCGTCGGCAGTCGGTATTGAAGCGGCGCGGCCGCCAGTCAACCATCTTGAGCGACAGCCTGGGCGAATCGACCGGCTATCGCAGCTCTTTGGGTGGCTAAATGGAACAGCGGGCGCGCGATATTCTAACGCAGGGCGACAAGCTGTTCTCTAACAAGCAGCAGGTCGATTCCTTGTGGCAGGAGATCGCCCTTAACTTCTATCCCGAGCGTGCTGATTTCACGTCGAGGCGCACGCAAGGGGAGGAGTATTCCGATCACCTGTTCTCGTCCTACCCGTCTATGGCCAGGCGTGAGTTGGGCAATCTGCTCGCCGCATCGCTGCGCCCGCGTTCGGAGAAGTGGTTCTCCATCCACGTCGAGGACGAGGATATGGATGAGGCGGATGAGGAAAGGGAGTTCCTCGAGCGGCTGACTGACATTCAGTGGCGTGCCATGTACGACCGTGACGCGGGTCTCATCCGCGCCACTAAGGAGGCCGACCACGACTTCGTGTCTTTCGGCAACGCGGTGATCAAGATCGGGGTCAACACCGCCGGCAACGGGCTGCTGTTTCGCAACTATCATTTGCGGGACTGCGCCTGGAGCGAGAGCATCGAGGGCAAGGTCGATTGCCTGCATAGAAAATGGGAACCGACCGCAGGACAATTGGTCAGCTTCTTCCCCAAGACCGTCAGCGAGCAGGTCAAGAAGATCGTCAAGACCGACCCCAACAAGGTCATCCCCTGCCGCCATGTGTCGATGCCCGCTAGGCTCTACGATCTGAAGCGCGCCAACGGGCAAAGCGCAGCCTTCGTCTCATTGTTTGTTGAGACCGAGAGCGAGACCGTGCTGGAAGAGATTTCGGCTAACCGGTTCGGTTATGTCATCCCGCGATGGCAGACCGTGTCCGGCTCGGCCTACGGCATGTCGATGGCGACCTCGGTGCTGCTCCCTGACGGGCGCACGCTGCAAGTGATGATCCGCACTATCCGTGAGGCTGGCGAGAAATGGGTTGACCCGCCAATGCTGGCATTTTCGGATGCCATCCGCGGCGACATCGCCTTGTATGCCGGAGGTGTCACCACCGCCGACATCGAATACGACGAACGATCGGGCGAGGTGTTGCGGCCCATCACGCAGCAAAAGGACTCGATGCCGCTCGGGCTTGAACTGGCGGCGTCGTTGCGTGCGGACATCAGGGCGGGGTTCTTCCTCGACAAGATCCAACTGCCGGAGACCTCGACCGACATGACGGCCTATGAGGTGAGGCGCCGCCTGGAAGAGCACATCCGGGCGGCATCGCCGATCTTCGAGCCGATCGAGCAGGAATATAACGACCCGCTATGCGAGGAGGTGTTCGGCATCCTGACCGACAACAGCGCCTTCCCGACACAACAGATGCCGGAAACGCTGCAAGGGAGCGACATCCGCTTCTCGTTCCGCTCACCCTTGGCCGAGATGGCCGAGCAGAAGGAGGCAGAGACCTTCTTGGACATTCGCGACCGCATCATCATGCCGATGTCCGAGATCGATCCCTCGCAATTGGGGCAGATCGATTGGGACGTGGCCATACGGGATGCCTTGCGGGCGTCCGGGGCCAAGCAGAAATGGCTGGCGCCGCTTGAGGCAATGCAAGCCCAGCGTGAGGAGCAGCAGAAGGACGACGCTCTCGCCAAAGGCATGGAGACCATGGGCGGCATCGCCCAGATCGCCGAGACCGGCGGCAAGGGCTTGGCCGAAATGACCAAGGCCGCCGGTGGCCAGTAAGCGCTCAACGGCGGGTCCGCCGACGCAATTTCCGAATCCGAGTCTCGCCGAAGCCCGCGCCCTTCATGCGCTGGTCAAGGGCGAGGCGACCCCGCAGCAGCAAAAGATAGCCTGGAACTTCATCGTGCTCGGCGCCTGCGGTGCCGGACGCGACACCTTCGTTTCCGGTCACGCCGATGTCAGCGCCTATCTTGCTGGCCGGCGCTCGGTAGCGGTGCAGCTTTCGGCCATCCTTGAGCGCCGCACCGAGGATCTACGCAGCAAAGGAGAATTTGATCTATGACGGAACTGCAAGTAGAGGCTGTCGAGAACGCCGCGCCCGGGGGCGTTTCCATATCCGGGGACGAGCCGGAGCCCGCTTCCAACGGCACGCTGGCATCCGGGGCCGAGAGCCCTCCGCTAGAGGAGACCAAGGGGTATTGGCCCGAGGACTGGAAGCACAAGATGGCCGAGGATGCCTCGGCCGGCGACGAGAAGGCCTATCAAAAGGAGCTCCGGCGGCTCGATAAGCTAGGCGCCACCCCGGCGGACATCTACAACGCCTATCGCGCCATCGAGACCACATGGTCGTCGCGGAAATTCATCAAGCTGCCCGGCGAGGATGCCAAGCCAGATGACGTGGCCGAGTTCCACAAGGCGCTCGGCGTGCCCGAGACGCCTGACGGCTATCTGAAAGACCTGCAATTCGATGACGGTCTGACCCTTGGCGACTGGGACAAGCCTGCCGTTGAGGACTTCGCGGTAGCCATGCACGAGGTCGGTGCCCCGCCGGATACGGTCAAGGCGGCGCTTCATTGGTATCTTATGACGCAGGAAGAAGAGGCCGCAGCACTTGATGAGTCCGACGACAGCTTCCGCCGCGTGTCGGAGCAGGCGCTCAAGAACGAATACGGCAACGCCTATCGCCGCTACACCAACAACATCGCCTCGCTGTTCCACTCAGCCCCTGGCGGCATGGATCTGGACAACGAGGAGTCGGTCTACGCCCGGGTGCTCGGCGGCCGCCTTGCCGACGGCAAGGTGATCGGCAACGATCCTGATGTGATTCGCTGGCTGGCGACTCTTGCCAACAACCTCAACCCGGCTGGTTCCGTGGTCGAGGATGCGGCCGCTTCCGGGCGGTCGGTCGAAGACGAGATTTCTGCGCTCGAGACGCGCATACGAGAAGACCGCCGCGGCTACTTCAAGGACGAGGCGGCACAGGCGCGCTACCGCGAATTGCTCGGTGCGCGTGACAAGATCCGGGCGAGAGCCCGGTAGTTGTTAGGCCAAGGGGCATCGCCCACAGCCTAGTGTCAAATACCCACCTACCGTTTGTGAGGCGCTCTTGGGCGTAGCAGCGGAGCCTTAACGGGCCAAACCGCGACACGCCGGAAAGGGACAACCTGAACGGACGGCATCTTCAATCCTAATCAGGAGATGCCTCAAATGGCTGATACTGCTTTCCAAACCCAGTATCGGCAGGAACTCGTCATGGCCTTCGAAGAGGGCATGAGCTGGTTGCGCCAGACCACGGTGACTGACTCCGTGATCAAGGGCAACTCGGCCGTGTTTCTCGTCGGTGGTTCCGGCGGTGCGACTGCCGTTACCCGTGGTGTCAACGGTCTGATCCCGGCTCGCGCCGACGATCTGACCCAGAACACCTGCACCCTGGTTGAGTGGCATGACCTCGTCCGCAAGACGCGATTCAATATCTTCGCGTCTCAGGGCGATCAGCGCCGTCTCATGCAGGAAACCTGCCGCAAGGTTCTCAATCGCCGCCTTGATGCCGACGTAGTCGCGCAGCTTGACACGGCGACCACGAGCCTCGGCGCGACTACCACGTTCTCGCTGGCGATCGCTGCCAAGGCGATCACGACGCTCGGCGAGAGCGAGGTGCCGGTCGAGGAAGTTGACAAGATGTGGGCCGTCGCCACCCCTGCGGTGCGCGGCTACATCATGCAGCTTCCCGAGGCCACTAAGATCGACTATGTGGACATGAAGATGCTGGCTGGTCCGACCCGTCGCGTGATGCGCTGGGCTGGGTTCAACTGGATCTTCCATCCAAACCTCACTGGTGTCGGGACTTCTTCGGAGAAATGCTATTTCTACCATCAGGATGCCGTTGGTAGCGCATTCGACTCCGGCGAAGGCATGAACACCGCCGTCGGCTACGATGAGGAGCAGGACTATTCCTATGCCCGCGCCTCGTCTTTCACCGGCGCCAAACTCCTCCAACAAACCGGTATTGTGCAGTTCCTGCATGATGCCAGTGCCATCTAGGGAGGACACTGACAATGGCTACGTTTAACAAAAACAAACTCTCGCTCATCAGCCAGGCCATCGCTGGCGTGCGCGAGTGGCACTACTCTGATACTGGTCTGCTCATTGCGGATGTCTCCGAAGTCGCTGGTTTCTTCACCAACGGCTGGGATTGTGGCATGCGCCGTGGCGACATTATCCACATCAACGAAGGTGACACCGGCACCTACGATACGACCGGCAAAGTGCAGACCGGCGGGCGCAGGGCATACGTTGCCACGATCCTGTCGGCAGTCGATACCGGCGCAACGCAGATCACGCTTGGTTTGCCTGTGCTGGTTGGTGACACGTCTTAGTCGAGAGTTGGGAGGGGTGGGCTTCGGCTCACCCCTCTTTTTGCTTATCAACCGAAAGGACGAAATATGTCGCAGGTCGCGATTGCTACCCCCTCCGTCAAGGAGGTGCAGAATAATGCTCATGCCATCAGGCCGAGCAATTTCATGCCATCAGAGTTTGCCTACGGCCGCTACTCGGCCAAACTGCCCTTGGGGCATACGGTCGAGGACGCGCTCAAGCCTGAATACTGGGTGCATATGGCCGGTGAGTTGTCGGCCGATCCGCTCTCCGGCCGCATGGACATGTCAGGTTCGATCATCGAGCTGCGTTCGGAGAACCACGACTTCTATGCCGTGCTATACGTCCGTGCCGTGCAGTAGCGTGGCCTGGTCGTGGCGCAGATCGGCGAGACGGTTCATTTCGGCCCGCAGGAAGTCAAGTCGCCCGGTTTCAAGATCGAGTGGCGCGTTGGCAAGCGCGGTTACGACATCATCCGCCTGTCGG